AAGATGAGCAAACATATCAATGTTTATGCAAGTTAGTGCCAAAGGTAGACCCTAATAAAGTAAGAGTTTATTAATGCAAAAAAAATTACAAAAAAATTCTATACTTGATGAATACGATCTGGATGGTGACAATGAGATCACGAATGAGGAGCTTCAGAGAGCAAAAGACATCAAGGAGACAGAAACAAAACTACGCAAAAATCTGGCACAATTACGCATGGCAAGATATACCTTAATAGGCATGGGTGTTTTTACTGTAGCGATGTTTTTTGTACCTATTGACAGAGTAAAAGTTCTATCTGATATATCCAATTTATTTTATATTTCGGGCAGTTCTATAGTTGGTTTTTACATGGGTAGCACGGCTTATATGGCAAAGAATGGAGTAAAATGATGTTAACAGCTTTAATCGGACCAGTATCAAATCTTCTTGGCAAATTCATTGAGGACAAAGATCAAAAGAATAAATTGGCACATGACTTAGCTACGATTGCCCAAAAACACGCCCAGGAACTAGCTAAAGGTCAAATACAAGCCAATGTTGAACAAGCCAAACACCCTAGTTTATTTGTAGCTGGTGCAAGACCAGCAATCATGTGGATATGTGCATTAGGTTTATTTACACAGTTTTTTATTATGCCTATTGCAGAATGGGCAACTGTAATATGGATGCCTGAAGTTTTGCTTCCAGAGCTTAATACTGGCGAACTTATGACCTTAACACTTTCGCTTTTAGGACTTGGCGGCATGAGATCATTTGAAAAAACAAAAGGTATAGCAAGAGAAAATATGAAAAAGTAGTGCAAGATTTATTTAGGCATTTAAGAATACATTGCAAAAAAAAGGCAAAGAATATTATGGATATGGAAAAATTAAAAGAAGAAATAAAAGCGGATGAGGGTGTTATCTACGAAGTATATAATGACCATCTTGGATATAAAACTTGCGGCGTGGGTCATTTGTGTAGAGCTACAGATCCAGAAAATCAATTAGAGGTAGGTGATCCAGTTTCTGTAGAAAGAGTTGATGAGCTTTTTGAAAAAGACTTACATATAACAATAGAAGAATGTAGAAAACTTTACGAATTTTTTGATGATCTTCCAGAAGATGCAAAAAGAATTATTGCCAATATGATGTTTAATCTGGGCCGCCCAAGATTGACTAAATTTCGCAAGATGTATGAAGCTGTGATGGATGCTAACTGGATTGAAGCCGCAATTCAAATGGAAGATTCGCTTTGGGCAAAACAGGTACCAAACCGAGCAGAAAGACTTTGTTATAGAATGAGGAACGTAGCCTAATGCCATTAGAAATAATGCAAATAAAGCCAGGTATAGTCAAAGACATTACACAGTATTCTGCAGGAAAGAACGGACCGTATTGGATAGATGGTAACCTTATTAGATTTAAAAATGGCTATGCAGAAAAAATAGGTGGATGGCAAAAACAAGCCTATACAAGAGTAGATGCGTCAGGAAGCATTACATCTACAGAAACTACGTTTGTTGGCATTGCAAGAGCTATAGTGGCTTGGAGAGCTATAACTGATGGTGAAGATAGAATAGCTATAGGTACGCACAACCACTTATATATTTTAGAAAATAATGCACTTTATGATATTACGCCACTTAGAAAAACCACAGAAAACTTAACAAATCCACTTGCCACAACAGATGGAAGTACAACAGTAGTAGTGACAGATAATAGTCATGGTGCAACTGATGGTGATTTTGTAGTAATAAACTCTGCCACTGCAACTGGTGGTGTGACTGCAGATACATTAAATCAAAGCGAAGGTTATCAAATCACTTACATTGACGCTAATAGTTACAGTATTACTGTATCCGCTGCAGCAACTAGCACTGTTTCTGCTGGAGGTGGAACGACTATAGACATAAAGTATTTAATAGGTGTAGCCGCAGGATTAGGACAACAAAGTGGTGATCCAGCTTTAGGATGGGGTTCTGGATCATGGGGTGGTAGCACATGGGGTACACCAAGATCAGTTTCAGCAAGTGATGTAAAACTTAGTAACTCACAATGGTCACTAGCACTATGGGGTGAAGATTTAGTAGCTACAGTTAGAGGTGGTGCTATTTACTATTATGATACATCATCAAGTCCAAATAGAGCAGTATTGGTTTCTAGTTTATCAGGAGCAACAAGTGTACCTACAACAACTGGCGTTTCTATAATATCATTTCCAGACAGACATTTGTTATCATTAGGTGCAGACCCAATATCATCAAGTGGTAATATTGATCCAATGTTGGTTAGATGGTCAACTCAAGAAGATTTTACAGTATGGCAACCTACAGTAACAAATACTGCTGGTGATCAAAGACTTGAGATTGGCACTAAGATAGTAGGTGCAGTTAGTGCAAAGGATGAAACTATTATAGCGACTGACGAAGCATTATATGGCATGACATTTATCGGGCCGCCTTTTGTGTTTTCGTTTAGATTATTAGCAACAAATTGTGGTGCTGGTGGTAAGAACGTATTATTGTCAGTTGATAATAGAGTTTATTGGATGGGTAAATCTAATTTCTTTATATATGATGGCACTGTTAAAGACTTACCATGCCCAGTGCAACATTTTGTATTTGATCGTATGCAAACAGATTACATAGATAAAACTGTAGTAGGTCACAATAAAGCGTTTAATGAAGTCATATGGTTTTATGTATCTACATCTAATAGTGCTGGAACAGCAAACCCTGAGCCTGATAGTTATGTATCATTTAATTATCAAGACTTAGCTTGGTCTATAGGCACACTTAATAGAACTGTATGGTCTGACGCTTTTGGTGCTAGAAATGTGCCATTTGCATTTGATGAGACTGGTATATTGTATGATCACGAAACTGGAACTAGTGACAATGGGTCTGCTATGAATAGTTTTGTAGAAAGTTCTGCAATGGAAATATCACAAGGTGGTGATATGCTTTACATGGTAGATAAAATTATACCAGACTTAACTGCAACAGATGACACAAGTCTATCACTTACATTAAAAACAAGGAAATATCCTAACTCACCAGACATAACAAAAGGTGCTTTTACAGTTACGAATCAAACTACTAAGGTCAGCACAAGGGCAAAAGCAAGACAAATGACTATGAAACTAGAAAGCACTGGCACTCAAGATGATTGGCAACTTGGTGATTTTAGAATAAATGTTAGACAGGATGGACTAAGATGACAACGCCTTCTGCACCATCTACAGCAATAATTAGAATGCCTACACCTACTAACACCTATTCTACACTATGGGCAAATGCCTTAATACAAGCTATTGAATTACAAACAAGAACAGCAAACCTAGCACAAAATACATCAAGTACAAACACACAAGATAATGCAGAAGCAATAAGTTGGTTTAATGGCTAATAATTTTAGAAATGCAAAACTAGATTTAACAACAACAGATGTAACTACATTATATACTGCGGGTACTGCGACAAGAGGTATATTTAGATCAATACTAATATCAAATGACAGTGGCAGTAATGATAGCATAACTTTAACCTTAACAAATGGGTCAGATGTGTTTAGTATATACAAAAGTGAAGCTGTAAATGCGAATAGTACAAAAGAATTATTAACACAACCATTGGTTGTAGAAGAGTCAGAAATATTAAAAGTAACTGCAACAACAGCAAATAGACTTCATGTTGTAGCTAGTTATCTAGAGATAACGTAAGGAGAGAGTAATGGCAGAGCCACAATATGATGCGTTTGGCAATATTTTAAGTTTAGATTCTGACTTAGATAAACCAACTACATATAATATATATGAAAATAGAGCATTTAGTTCTGGTTTAGGAACAAGTTTACAAGATGTATATGGCACAAAAGCTATGCCTATGTTTCAGTTTATCAGACAAATAAAAACTGGTGAACGCACATACGATCCTTCACGCCCAGAAGATAGAGATTTCAGAGATCAATACGAAAGATACCAACAACAAAACCCACAAGCACCTACGTTTGCACAAGTAATAGGTGAAACAGCTATAGGTTTAGCTCCACAAGTAGGGTCAGCAGTTGGAGAAGCACTTATAAATCCTGGTGGTTATTATCAAGGAGATGCATTAAGTAGAGCAGGACAAGGAGCTTTAGATACATTTAGTCCAAGTCCATCACAATTAGTCAATGAAGCATATCAAAGTTTTGATCCAGCAACTTATGTAAATGTAAAAGGCAACTTGATGGGAAGCAATCAAGTTATGATCCCAGAATTAGCAAGTGCAGACATTGCCAAAGCAACAGGAAATACAGAGCTTTTGAGAGAATTGAAAGGTGCTTCTGAGCCTTTTGGTTATAAAGATGAAGGATTGCTTTTTGACACAACAAAAAAAGCAAATGTATTTGATGCAGGAAAACTTGCAGAAAAAGGTTATGGGTTTAATCCAGAGGGTCAATTAATAGGTGGAAGTGAGTTTGTTGACCCAACAGCAAACCCAGTTGGCTATTTAGAAGGTGGGTCTGTAGCAGACACATTTAGTGAGCCTATTACGTCTGCTTCTGCTATTACTGCAGCAACGCCACCACCATCTGGAGGATTTAGTGGTTATGTTTCTGATGTAGGTGGTAGATTAAATCCAAGCACTACTGCAGGTTCGTCAAACCTTGCACAAGCTGGAGGTGCTGGAGTTTTCGCTGCAGCAACCACATTAGTTTTGACTGGAGATGTAGAAAAGGCGGCAAAGACTGGGGTTGGT